GAGGGCCGTGAACTGGGTGAGGACGTCGGTCCGGAGGTTGACCTTGCCGGCGTGGGTCCGCCAACCGACCGGCAGGGTCCAGATGATCCGCTTCCGCAGCGTTCGGGCCTCGGCCGCCGCCGTGAACCGCTCCAGGACCCACGGGGCGAAGGCGTCGTCATCGTCGATGCGGGTCGTCAGGGTCGGCCCGTCCCGCTCGATGTACTTCGGCCACGGGCCCCAGGGACGGTCGAAGCGGTGGCCGCGGACCATCCTGCCGGCGTCACCGGTCACGAGACGCAGGCCCGACTCCCGGAGGACGGAGATCCGCTCGTCGAGCAGCTGGTCCTTCGGGTCGATGAGAACCAGCCACGTCACGTCCTTCGTCGTCTGGGCGGCGAGGCTGCGAACGAGGACGCCTTCGGTCAGGTCGAGCCGGCGGCGGTTGACGTCGAGCGGAACGTCAGGCCCGTAGGCCGCCCGGGTCAGGAGATAGTGCCTCACGCGGCAACCGCAAGCTCCCCGGCCCAGTCGACGAGGGCGTCCACGGCCCGCTGCGCCGCTCCCGTGCGGTGGGCGTAGACGAGGTCGAGGGCGTCTTCGCGGGAGGTCCGTTGCCCCGGCGTGTCCTCGATCGCCAGGGCAACGGCCTCGGTCAGGTTACCGCCCTCCTCGACGTTCACGCCGACCGAGGCCGCATCCCAGAAGCGGAGACCGTGGTTGATGTCGCGGCGGTACTTCTTGGGGTTCATGACGACGACCGGACGGCCCGTGGCCGCGAACTCGAACAGGGTCGAGCTTGCGTCGTTGACGTAGACGTCGGCCCGGGCGCAGACGTCCACGAAATAGCCGACCGTCTCGATGCCCATCCGCTGATAGAAGGTCCTGAGACGGCTGATGATCCGAGGATGACCGTGGCCGATGACCTCGTACTCCTTCGCGAGCTCCGGGAGCTGGCCCTTGAAGGCGTCCCAGGCGTTGTCCGTCTCGGGGCAGAGGGTGCATTTCCAGTGGAAGGAGACCGCGACGACGGGGGGAGATCGCCGCGGTCCCTCCTTTCGTGGAAGGCCGTCGAGCTTCGGGCAGCCGACGACCTCGATCCGGGCGTCGGGATAGCGCTTGCGGTCACGGGCCGCGGGATGCTCGCCGGGATGGAGGAACAGTCCCACGCCGCCCCGTCCGCTGTTGCCGGCGTAGCTCGGGAACTTGTCGGAGCGAGGATCGCCGCCGAACGACTGGCCGCAGCCGTGTTCCATGAGCGCCACCGGCCGGCCCATCGCCCGGGCCCGCTTCATGTCCCCGGCCGCCGCCGTGATGACGGGGTTCGGCCCTGGACGCATCGCGAAGCTGCGCCGGTAGAACGTCCCCCGGAGCTCCTCCGGCAGGGCGTCCCAGATGGGCCGGATATGGTGCTCGAAGTGAACCTCTCCGGCGAGGGCGTCGATCATGCCGCGACGGGCGTCTTGCAACGGGAGCAGTAGCGGGAGCCGGCGAGGAGCTTCTTGCCGCAATGGCGGTCGAAGCCGTCCATCGTCTTCCAGCCTCGCTTCCGCGCCGCTTCGGGCGACAGCAGGCCGAGGCAACGGGTCTCACGCGACAGGCCGGCTGACGCCTGCGGCGGCGACGGCGGGATCGGCTCGTACTCGATGTCGCCGGGGAGGTAGCCCTCCTCGATCTGGGCCTGCTCGGGCGTGATGACGCCCAGCGGAACGCCGATGTTGTAGACGTCGTAGCGGGTCTTGATGTCGGCCCGCTGGAGGGCCCGCGTGTTGAACCTTGCGGCCTGGGTCCGCGGCAGGAGGTCCGAGAAGGCCGCCTCGATCGGCTCGAAGTAGGTCGGCGTCAGGCAGCCCCGGAGCAGCTCGATCCAGACGTCCGGGATGGACTGGTAGGTCAGGCTGCTGCCGCTGGCGTTGTATTCCAGGAGGACGCCCGGGATGCCGAACATCAGGGCGGCGTCGCCGTTGCCGTGCTGGCGGGCGTCGAGCATCTGGGCGCCCTGGGGGTTCGTGTCCAGCTGCTGGACCGACTCGATGCCGGGGTCGATGATCTTCGGCTCGTTCGGGTTGCCAGAGGACCAGTCCCGCTTCAGCGTCTGGGCCTCGGTCAGGCCGGTGTCGTCCTTGATCGTCGGGTCGAGGCCGTCGGCGGACTTGATGATGATCGGCGGGACGCCGCCGCCGGAGAAGAAGCTCGATGCCCACTGCATCGCCTCGACGGCGACGGAGATCGCTGCGCCGCACATCTGGAGCGGGCCGATGCCGCGGAGCCGGTTGGCGTCGTCGCGGTGGTACATGATGTGGACGAAGCTGCCGTTCGGGTTCGCGACGCTGTAGCGGGTGCCCTGCTTGACGTCGCCGGTCGTCGGATCGCCCCAGGTGTACGTCGGCCGCAGGGCGTTCAGCGGGTTCCCCTGGACCTGGACTTGCCACGGCGGGATGTTGACAAGGGCGATCGGCAGGCCGTCGCCGTCGCGGTTGGCGATCCACAGGATCGTCTCGCCGCGCGTCGCCCGGTAGTACGCCATATCGCGATACGTCTCGTAGGGCGTGTCGTAGGGGTTCGGGCGGGCCAGGATGATCGGCGTCGGGTCCATCGGCACGCCGTTCCGCCAGCCCTGCATCGAGACGGAGCCGACCGTGTGGCTGATGAGGGTAACGGCCCGCTGGATCGCGGGCACGCTGAGGGCTTCCTGGACGCTGGCGAAGGGCGCCGGCCGGTTGGCCGCCCTGATCCGCTCGATCTGCGTCTCCAGGGACGGGAACTCGGGCGACTGGAGCTCGATCCGCTCCTGCATCGGCTGGAGGGCCATGAGGCGAGTGACACTGTCCCAGAGACTCATTGCACCCTCAGTCCCCCGCTCGTCTTCGGCTTCGATGCCAGTCCGACGGCCCGGATGGCCGCGAGAGACGCCGTGATCGGCCGGTCTTCCTTCGCCGTGACCGCCTGATACGTGCCCTCGGGCCCGTCCTGCCGGCGAACGGTCCAGGTCAGGTCGTCGGTGACGGCGTCGGCGTCGGCCCAGATGATCCCGCCGGCGCTGACGAGGCGGGCGAACTCGGCCGAGGCGCCCGAGAACTTCTGTCCGACGAGGTTGATGGCACGATCCTTACGGACGTACTTGGAGAGCTGCCAGTCCGTGTGGAGGTCGAAGCCGACCGCGGCCCCGTGCTTCTGGGACAGGGCCTTGACCGTCTCGCCGAGGGCGGCGGTATCGATCGGCTCGCCCTTGACGTCGGCGACGAGGGTCAGAGCGATCCGGCTGCCCTGGGCCCACGCGAGGGCGACGCTGGCACGTCGGCCGTCCGGGTCCATCGCGATCCCGATGGCGGGACGGACGGGCTGGTCGACGGGGCCGCGACACTGCGACCACGCGAAGTCGTCGACGAGCCGCTCGCGCATCGTCGTGACCCAGCGGCAGAGGTTCTCGGTCTCGAAGTGGGCCATCGTGCCGGCGAGCTTGTGGCTGCGGTACTGGCGGGTCAGGTTGTCCAGGAGCATCGGCATATGGCCGATGGACGGGTTCGCCTCGGCCCAGCCTTCGACGTCCTCGATCAGGCGGTCGGGAGCGGCGGACCATTCCAGGTACGCAAGGCTCGGGTCGTCGTCGGCCCGGATCTTGACCGCGTTGAGGGACAGGCTCTCCTCGGAGCCGGCGTTGCTGAGGTAGAGCGTCTGCGGATTGCGGCTCGCCATCTGCGTCGGCGTGGCCGCGCCCATGAACTCCTCGCCGATCTCGCGCAGCTCGTCCACGATGAGGTCGTCGATCGTCAGGCCGCGGGGCGCGCCACCGGTCGCGGCGCTGATGAGGTACTCGCCGCCGGTCGACGGCAGGCTGATCGACTCCTGACCGCCGCCCCGTCGGATCTTCGCGTCGGGCCAACGTGTCTCGACGATCGGCAGGAGCCGCAGGAACATCTTGCGCGGGAGCTCGCGAGTCTGGGCCGCGTGAAGGACCTTCCGGCCGGCCGCGAGACGGTGAAGGATGTGCGGGATGATCAGTTCGGTCTTGCCGTTCTGTCTCGCAACTATCACGGCTACCTCGGGCCACGTCCAGCGTCCGCCGGGACCGCTCGCGTAGAGGTAGCGGCCGACCACGATCTGCCACGGCATGAGGTCGAGGCCGACGCTCTTGGCGGTGGCCGTGAAGTCCTTGACCTGGGACCGCGCCGGCGTCGGTGGAGCGAGCCGGGGATGCTCCCGGCCTGTCAGGACGTTCCGCCTAGTCTCGGCTGGTAGCGCCATATGGTCGGCGTGCTCCGGCGTTATTCAGCGGATAGCGGCTTGAATGCATAGATTTCGGGAG